AAGACACTCTCCAGTGTCGTCGGAAGACACTCTCCAGTGTCGTCGGAAGACACTTAAACTTTATATTCCCTAATACCAGTAATGTCTAGTGGACGTATACAGCTCACATCCGTCGGGCTGCAAGATGAATTTCTGACTGGAACGCCCGACGTCACGTACTTTATCAAAAAGTTTAACCGTCACACAAAGTTTGCACTCGAGACTTTGGACGTTCCCTTTTTTCAAACAAACATTGATTTTGGAAGTTGGATAAATGTTATCATTCCTCGAAACGGTCAGCTCATCCGAAACCTGTACCTGAAGCTGGTTCTCCCTCCGCTGTCCGTTGGAGGGTACACGAACGGCATCGGCAACGCAATCGTAGAGTACGCAGACCTTGTCATAGGCGGTCAGACAATCGAAAGGATAAACGGGGAGTTTATGCAGATTTACGACCAGTCCTTTATCAGCGATTCTCAGCAGTCGTCTTTGACGTACATGGTCGGCACGACTCCCGGTGATTCTTACGCGCTGGGTTCGGCGACTGCGTACCAGGAAGGCGTCCAACAGCCCGCGTACGGGTTTTATCCTAGGACATTCATAGTCCCTCTTCCTTTCTATTTCCTGAGGAACGAAGCCCTGTCTATACCTCTCTGCGCGCTAAGCCGTCAGGAGGTTGAAGTCAGGATTCAGTTGCGCACTCTCCAGGCTGTTATAGCCGGAGGAAACCTCCAAAGCAACCTCACCGTCACGAGTTCTATAACATGGAAATCACCGAGTCCTAGCGTTTCAAACACGCTCGCGGCAAACTTTTCTAGCATAACATGGTTAAACTACTCTTCTGTTTTTGCGTGTCCTCCAACCACTAAACTAACTCCCAATGCATTTTATTACTACGACTTTAACACTTTTGCTTTCAATGCGTTTACAAATGTTCCAAACTTTACAGGGCCCATAAAAGGTATAGCGCAAAATGACACGGGTGTTATACTCCTGGCTGCTTCCGGTGGCTCGTCTTTAAACTCTGGCTCTGTTCCACCGGCTTATCGCACGGGTATATCGCTAATTGGTCTTGCAACCGCATTTACGGGTCTAAACGACCCAACTTCGAATGTCGTAGATTACGTGGCTGTGGCATCCGACGGAATAAACTTTGCGGCAATTGGTAACATAGTTGGAACAAACACTTTTACAGTTGTTAATTTTATCAGTCCTACATTTACCGCAACTGGAAGTGGAATAACAACAACTGCAAAATTAGGAACAATTGCTTGGTCACCTATCCAGGGCGCCTTTATCATAGGTGACACTACTACAAAACAAATGTATTCGTATACAGTTGGGTCAACGGCTATCAACTCTCTCGTAAACACATTTGGTCCTTACACGGCGTACTCTGCAAATTACGGACAAATTTACAGCAATTCCCCTGTTGCGTGCTCGAACAGCGTCATATCAAACGTGTACGTATCGTCTTTGGATGGAGGTGTCACGTATCCATACAACGTTCCCACAATTTACAACCCCGGTCCGCAAATTACTTACAGAGCGACTAGCATAGCTTACTCGCCTAGTCTAAATCTGTTTTTTACTTTCATAAACGAGACTAGTTCTCCTTCTTTTTCAATGGCGTACTACGTGAGTACTCTAAACACCTCTAACACACTCACAACTTCTGTGCCTCTTCAGCAGTTTCAGGCGAGTCTACCTGTAGAATACGTGTTTTTGGCTGACGAAGAAGTGAGTTACATTCAGGGCGCCAAGATTGACTACGTGATTACTCAGCTCCAGCAGGCTTCTGTGACTGTCCCAGCAGGTTCTAATGTTCTCAACGGATACAAACTGTACTTTATAAACCCTGTCAAAGAAATGTTTTTCTGCATACAAGACTCTAATGTTGTTTCCAAAAATGACTACTGGAACTATCTCAACACGTATTCTAATTCGCAGCAGCTGCAGACTCTTCAGTTTCAGTTTAACGGAGAAGATGTTATTTCTCCGACAATTGCAAACGACGTGTACCTTGGATACGTTCAGTTTCTAAACAATCACACAAGAAGACCTAACATGGATATATACAACTATAGTTTTTCAATAGACCCTGAAAACTATTTACCAACTGGACAAGTGAACATGAGTAGAATAATGAACCAAAACATCTGGCTCACTCTTTCACCCAACCCAAACTCGAGAAACGTTAGGATTTATGGAGTAGGGTACAACATCCTGCGAGTGCAGAACGGAATAGCGGGTATGCTGTTCATAGACAATAATACTTCTCTGCAGGGTTAAAAATTAAAAACTCTTTTTTTCAAATGGATGACATGGAGCAGCAGATTATCAAGTCGGCGACGGAGATAATACAGCCCGTGTTTGAGAGCGCACTTGTGTTGGCCGGGCACTACGTCAAGGAGTGTGGACGAAGCACAATCACTTCTCAGGATATGCAGTACTCTCTAAAGTACTGCGCTCGAAACATGGTTGGCAAGCACATAGGGACTCTGTTTCCCGATGACGAGGACGAGGACGAATCGGGAAGCGACAGCTTAGAAGAGGTTGACGAAGACGAGGAGCCGTTCACGAGGTACTCAGGAGACGACGCGCTCATGAACGACGTTAACCAGGCGGCTGACTCGTGGGACTCTTGGGTTCCGGAGAGTCCCATTGAAAGAATGCTTAAAGATTCTGTAGATAAAACATATTAGATGAATTTTAAGAGGTTCAATGACATTGGGGACTGCGAACCACGAGCGTGGAACAAGAGTGCACCAGGCACTAGGTTCGCTCTCGAAGACGATGAAGAAGACTACGAAATTCCAGTTCCATACTGTGACGAGTTTGAAGAAGAAGAGTCTGAAGAGGAAAATGAACAAGAGGATGAAGTAGACACAGAGACTGAGACTGACAGCGTGACGAGTTCAGGCAAGCCGGTAAAAAGAGTCTTTGTCAGCATCGTTTTACAGGAGGAATCTGATTTTATGACAGAATAATTTCTTTTTAGATATAAAATGAGCGGAGTCGGTGCATTTATCAGTACTGTTGAATCTCAGTCCGTAAACGCCGTTGTAGCGGGGTTCAGCTTTGCAGCTGCCATTTCCTGGATGGACTTTGTTCGCTGGGTGATTGCGAACGTCGTCAAGGTTAACAAGACGAGCGGAACATTCACGCTCCTTGCAGCTCTTTTCACGACTGTTCTTGCCGTTTTAGTGTACGCGGTGCTCAAGTTCCTCGACCCCAAGCACGTCAAGGAGCCCCAACAGCCAGTGTACGCCGTTGTCGGTTAAGCACTTTGTGCTTGACCTTTAACCAGCCAGAGAGTGTGCAAAGGGGTTGTTTGCGAGCTGCCTCCTGGCAACGTTCAGGTCCTTGACAACAGCTGGTCCTGGCTGTCCCTTGTAGGCGTTAAAATTGTAGTACTGGTCATTTATGTAGTGGCCGTTGTTGTTTGTAGTCGTGCCGGCGTTTCCGAAATAATTGTCAGTTCGTTTATCCGAATCTGAGCGAACCGCCGTCACCATTCCTCCCTGCTGAAGCGGGCTTGCACGAACGTTCATCCTTCCTGCATTCCCGGCGCGGTCAGGACGACCCCTCTTGTCGTCAACCTTGAAACCAACCTTGTCGAGCTCCTTGTCGGAAAAGTCTCCTCTCTCGAGAGCCTGGTTAAGCGGGTCGTTCGTGTACCCGTGCATGTAGCTGTGTATACCAGGAGCCGGGTTGTTGGTATGGTAAAACTGGTCGACGTTCAGGTCGCCCTTGTTGCGCGACGGTGCGTCGGACGTCGTCTGAAAAGGGACGATGCGCTTTGCGGGCGCGTACTCCAAGCCGTCGGTTCGTAGACCCGTCTCGGCGCGCCTCGTAGACCTCTTCGTCTTGACGTACGACTCGCGGATCGTAGCACCCGTGACTGCACCTCCTTGACCCTGCGCCCTGTTTGCCACGAGCGGAAGACGCGCCGGCAAAAACGCAGTCTTTGAAGGCGCGTAGTGAGTAATGTCTCCGTACGTGCCTGCGCTCGGCTGGCTCCACCCCGTCGTGCTAGCCCCTGGTGCGATTCTGCCAGGGAGAGTCGTGAGCCTGTACGCGCCGACGTTGTTGGGATTGACGCGGTACAGCTGCTGAAACCCACCTGACGCCGGAACTTCGGGGTCGAGACCGAGGCCTCGTCCGACGAAAACCTTTTCGACGGGCGACAGGTTGTTCATCTGAGCGGACACGTAGTACCTGCTCGAGAGGTCGTGCGTCGGCTCGCCGTGCACGTACTGCGAAAATGCAATGTCTCCGAAATTGGGAACTTCCTGCTTTTTGTTAACCGGTTCCGAAATGTACCCTGGTTGGGTGAGATGGTTGAGAATGAGGTCTCTCGAAGAATCGTCGTATTGGTACTCAGGAGGTACTTGTGCCACTGGCGGAGGTTCGTCAGGTTCCGGTGGAACAACTTCTGGCTGATTTTGACTTATTTGCCTGCCCACATAGGCTATTCCCAACAAAGCAGCAATGGACAGTGGATCCATCCTTTAATGAAAGAACATATTTTAATTAACGGGGTAACACGTGCCGTTTGGACCCCTGCAGTACCTGGCGCCGAAGAGTGCATTCTGTTTCTCGGCGCGAGTGCTGCCGGGGTCCCATGGCATGGCGGGTGCAGGGCCTATGCGCGTCATGTCCTGTAGAGGGAAGAAGGACCTCTCGTACGTCCGAACGAGAAGCTTCTTAAACTGTTTCGTGCTCTGAGACCTGAGCTCGTCGTCAACCATGATGAGCTCGTTGGGAGCACCCTTCCCTGCCATGTACGGCGCTGTTCCGTACTCCATAGTGCTCGCGCGGCAACACTTTGTAAACTTGCTCGGTTGAGGATACACAGTCACCGCGTCGTATGCGCTATTGGAAGGAAACGACCCGATGTCGATATTATTTAAACCTGGCTGAAGCTGATACGCCATTTATATAGTACCAGTACAAAAAAATTAACGACCGCCGAACATACCAGTGCGAGGATTGCCAGCGGGGTCGATGCCGGCGAATGCAGACGTCTGCGCGCCCCAGTAATCTGCGTCGCAATTCTTGGGGTCGTTGCGGCACTGAGGGCTAAACTTTTTGCCGTAGCACCACTCCGCGAAACCAGTCTGGTCTCCGGGTATGGACGAAACTGACCCGGTCATAAACTGGCGTGCAAAAGCCTTGCGCTGGTACTCTGCTGTAGGCGAACGAGTGCGAGCGGGCCCGTACAGAACCGTGTTGTCGAGGTACTCGGCAACGCCAGTCTTTACAGACGGGTACCAACAAGCCTCCGGTCGAGTGGGGTTGTCAGTGTAATCAGACAGTAGCACATTCCCAAGAGGGTTGTCAGCTGTGGGTTTTTGGCATTTTTCAGTCTCCTTCTTTTCAACAACGTCCTTTATCTGCCCAGACTTGTACATGAGAAACAGTGCTACGATAACCAAGAGAGCTAGAACAATGACGCGAATATCACGGTTTATCAGATACAGCACGCACGACGTATAAAGAACGAATCGCGTACTGGAGTTTATTCTCTCGGCACTCGTTTGATTATTCGCCGGCCAGAAAGACGTAATCTTGTCGCGTCTAAACAGTTCGGAAGGTTTGTCAAACCAACTCGTCATTATTATATTACCATTCTAGTTTTTTTCTTGACCTAGTAGCCCAGTCATGCTCGAGAAAAGACTAGACATGCCATTCATGAGCGACTTTTCGTCTCCGCCGCCTTGGATTCCCTCTGCGCACTTGGCTGCGACGCCTTCAACCATCGAAAGCATGTCAGCTGGGATGGTCGTAATGGTCATTCCCAAAATGTTTAGCGTCTGGAGATACTGCCAGATTGCATTCTTGGTGCCATCGGACAAGTCGTCGTTCCAGTACGAACTTATCGGCAGCTCTGTAAAATCTGAAAAGAACGAATCGTCTTTCTGCATAATCTGATTCGAGTATTTACTGGCAGTCTTCATGTATGCATCAACGCACTTGCGAGGGTTTGCTGCACGCATGATATCGAATGACGTGTGGTACTTCTTGAAAGCCTTCTCCTCTGGGAAAGTAGTCTCGAGCTCAACAAGAAACTGCTGGAGCATGTCATTGAAAGTACCAACAGAAGTCATTTTATTGTAACAGAAGTGTACGGCTGAGCTTTAATTGATTTTTTCCGAGTGCTTTGCATTCGTCCCCTTGTCCCCCCTTTCCGAGTGCTTTGCACTCGTCCCCTTGTCCCCCTTTCCGAGTGCTTTGCACTCGTCCCCTTGTCCTCCTTTCCGAGTGCTTTGCACTCGTCCCCTTGTCCCCCCTTTCCGAGTGCTTTGCACTCGTCCCCTAGAACGGTTCCGTCGAAAGCTTTTCTCTAGACGAACCTGAAAAGACGATAAAGTACACGAGAAGTGCTACGAGACACGCTGGCTTGGCGTACGCGCTCAGCTGGAGTTTCTCGCCTGAATTCATTTGGTTTTTGACGTACACGTACCCAGCGGTTGCGGCGGCTGCGAAGACTGCCGCCCAAAGCGGATCCTTGAGACTGTCGCCGATATCCATATTACTATCAGCAAACTTTTTTTAATTTGCATCTGGAAACAGGACGTCTTCGTCGTTGTTGTTTGCGGCGTTGCCGTTCAGAGGTATGCTTTTCACTTCACTAGACGGAGCATCTAAAGACTGCAACGGAGCGGGCTCCCCGGGCGCTGCTGCTGGCTCAACGGGAGCCTCTGGAGCAGCGTCGCCTGTGGCACCTGGCTCCGCCTCTGGTTCAGGCTCTGGCTCCGGGAAAGTTTCTTCGACTTCGGGGTCCTCCGTGTCCTCGTCGGGTTTGTTTTCAAACTCAATTTCGGACTTGTTTGAAATGTACGTTTTTAAGATTTCCTGAATCGGAATCATGTCCTTGACAGTAGCCTCTATGCACGCGACAAACCTGCGGGTCAAATTCGTGTCGCGATCGTACTCTGACATTTCCTCGTGATACACGTACGGGTCCTTGTAAAGGTCTTTCGCTGCGCTCGTGAAGCACCCGTGGATAAACACGTCGTTGGATGGCAGTTTCAGAGAAATCTTTTTGTTTTCAGAGTTGATTCGGACAGACGAGAGAATCTTGACGTAGCTGACAAAGACAGCGGCCAGGAGGTCGTTGAACCACCCGCACGAGCTGTTCATCCTGTCAACGTGCTGATGAACGATGTGGTTGTTCCAGTTGGGAACCTCTTTCAGAAGCTTCTGGTACTGTTGAAGAACCTTTCGCCCCTTTGATATGGTGTTGGCCTCTGCGTACATTGACTCAAAGACTTCAATCATCTGCGGGCACATGACACAGCACAGCTGCGCCAGGTACTCCTTCTTCGCCTCTACGAGAACCGTGAGTCCGTCCATGTACACTTTGCACGCAAAAAACTAGGCGTATCTTTTCGCAGCTTTTTTCAGGTTGATGAGCGACGGAAAAGCCTCGTCTGAAAAAGACGGGGGTGCTGGATCGTACACAGGGAGTTCAACCTCTTTGCGTTCCTTTTCAGTGTACCACGAGACGTTGAACACCACAGGCGAAACCAGGGTGACTCTGAACCCGCTGAGGACAAGCTGTCTCTTGAGGTACTCAGCGGCTTTTTCAGTGTTGTAGCTGGGGTACCCCAAGACAAAGGAGGGCACCTCCAGGAACGTCTGCTTCTGATACGTATCGACGCACATTTGAATCTTTCGGCTAAACTGGTCGAATATCTTCTTGTAAATCTCCTTCTTGACCCTTTTTCGTGCATTTTCAATCTCCTGTATCTTTCGTATGTTAATCATTACTGTGTGCCAACAAATTCTAGTGCGTAAAATTTCTCATGTAACAGTAAAATGCCCATGACACCTTTTCAACTTGCGGAAAAGGCAAGGAGAAACGCCGCAGCAAGGAAAAAGTCTGGAAACAATTACGTTTCAACTCGTGCTGCAAAATATAAAGCAGAATATGTAAAACCTGTAAAAAAGAATCCATCATCATCAAGTCCTTTATTTAAGAAAAAACAAGAAGAAGAAAGATTACGTAGGGAATTAAACGAAAAAATACGTAGGGAATTAAACGAAAACGCGAATCAGAAAAGGAGGCAGGAAGAAGCAGAGCGTAGACGAGCTGAAAACGAGCGTAGACGAGCTGAAAACGAGCGTAGACGAGCTGAAAACGAGCGTAGAACAAACGAAAATAAACAAATACAAAAAATATATACAAATGCTCTAAACTCACTACAACTCATACCAAATGGTAATAAAGGTAGTTTTACACGTAAAAATCCATTCAATACACGCAGAAATAAATTACTAAAAAAACTGATTGCAGCGAAAATTCACCCGAACAAGGTTCCACTCAATAATAAGAGAAAAACTCTGTATGAACTAACATTTAAAAAATATGGTTCGTTTTTGTTCCCTAATACACATCAGAATTTCAGAAACTAAGTTACATATTTTGCAAAGCGCTTTGCAAGTCCGAAAGTTTTGGGAGGTTCGCCTCCTCAATGTCGCTTCCAGGCTTGAACTGGTTGTAAGGGTCCATGGCGTCGATGGTGTTCAGTGACTGTAAAGAAACGTCAAGAACGTCCCAGTTGTCCTTGTTCACTCTAGAGTCGACGCTCACGCCGTACGCACCGCCTCCCTCCGCTGGGAGGACGGTGAACAGGAAGCGACCGCTGTACACGTTATCTGTGAGGTTTATGTTTGTAGTCTCGATGCAGTACGAGCACTTGCCAATCTTTTTGCTCAGAGCACCTTGCGTCGCCCGAATAACCTGGTCGAGTTCGTCAGGCGTCACAACCGTGAGACTCTTTCCGTACCCTGGGTCCGCTGGCAACGCCCCTTGCGCCTCGTACTTTTCGTTTTCCTGGGGCCACATGACGAATATGGTCACGGCTATGAGCACGACAAACAGGACGGCTTTCATGTTCACCATTTATGTATGCGTTTAAAAAAAATTAAGAAAAAGACTCGTGTATTGTAATAATGTCAGCTTTGTTAGTGTTTAGCCCCAAGTGCAAACACTCTATCGAGGTTCTCAACTTTATAGAATCGGCTCCTCAACTCAAGCCTCTTGTTCAATTTCACGACGTTAGCGCCAAGGGAGTTCCACCCCAGTACGCGAGGCAGATTACGCGTGTCCCCACTATGCTGACAAAAAACGGAAAGATTCTCGTCGGCCAGGAAATCAAGGCGTGGCTCCAGTCTCTCCTGCCAAACACATTCACAAACTGCGACCTTAACTCGTGCAAGGGGTTCGGAGGCGGTCTAGCGTCGCTCGACGGAACCGAAGAGTCGGACGGCATATTCCTGCTCGAAAATTACGGACAGTCTCTCCAGCCTGCTATGACACCCGAGCTCCAGAGCAAGATTAGCAAACCGGTCACCGGTGGTAACACGTACTAGTAATTGGAGCGCTCGCGCTCCTGTACGGGCTCAATAGTGTAATTGGAGCACTCGCGCTCCTGTGAGAACAATTAGAGGCAAGAGTGTCATTTTTGACAAGAATGAAGTTCAAGACCATCCAAGCGTCTGCGCTCAAGTCTGCGTTCGAAGTTCTCAAGGATATACTCAACGATGTCAACATGTACTTTACGGACAAGGGTGTTCAAATCTTGACGCTCGACACTGCTCGGGTCGCGCTGGTTGACATGTTTCTCGACGCGAAGAATTTCGAAGAGTACTACTGCGAGGCCAACATGGTGGCTGGCGTCAACGTCACGAACATGTTCAAGCTTCTCAAGTTTATTTCAAACAACGATACGCTCACGGTTGAAATAAAATCAAGGGAGTACTTGGACATTCGAATAGAAAACGCGACCAAAAAGTCTGACACGAGGTTTCAGCTGAAGCTGCTCGACATCAACGAGGACCAGATTGAAGTCCCTGACATTGTCATGGCTGTGACCACGACCATGCCTTCCATAGACTTTCAAAGGATTTGTCGCGACATGAACAGCCTAGCGACCGACCTGGAAATAACTAGAAACGAAACCCAGTTCATCATCAAGTGTCAGGGCGACTTTGCGAACCAGGAGACTGTCATAGAGTGCTCCGACGACGGAGAGTTTGAAGGCGAGCTCAGCGGCAAGTACTCGCTCAAGTACCTGAACCTGTTCACAAAGGCGACTGGCATGTGCGCTTCTGTCCAGATTATGCAGGAGGAGGGGAATCGATTTCTTGTTCTAAAGTACAATGTTGCCAATCTTGGAGAGTTGAAGTTTTACTTGGCGACCAAATCGTCTGATGACTGATGGAATCCGTTTCCAAACTGTACTCCGAGACTGTTCCTATAGAGCTCACGAACCGAACACTTTTGCACTCCGGCTCGTCAATGTCCAAGTCTTTCAAGTGAATAGTCTCCCCGTGAAAATCGTGATTGGGTCCCTCGTACATCTTGGCGTCCTTTGTTATGCAAAACATAGCCACTCCGTCAGCGTCGAGTAAAAACGCGTCTTTAATAGGAACTCTGAAAGACATGGTCGGCTTTGGGGGCGGAAACTCGTGATTAGGGTCTCTGGTCACGTACACGTACTTGCTACCGTTTAACGTGTAGTGCACCTCGAAGAAAAAGTCTGTGACATCTCTGGAAACATCCTTCAGCACGTACCGCGCACCGCCCATCTTGTACTCGACAGTCGTGTCCTCCGAGTACTGAAAACTGTCTCTCACGTACACCAGGTTAACCTTTTGTATGAGAGGCGCCTTCTGGTCAAAAAGGTACATCCACACGTCTTTCATGTAACAAAACGCCGTGATTAACATATCGGACACCAGTTTCCAGATTTCTTGGTTCAAGTAGGAAAAAACCATTTAAGAACAATAGCACCTTTTTCTTTAATGGATGGAAATTTTCTCGGTCGGTACGAGACAAAGATACAAGAGTGGGAAACTCTGATACGAGACGACCCCGGCAACGAGGAACGGTACCAAGACGAAATGTACACGTACATGGCTGCGTGCGTTCCTTATATAGAAAAGTTTACGTCCGAAAGCTCTGACCGTCACACCATAGACACCGTCTTTGGTGCGTCGAAGAAGAAGGGTATCCAGAGACGACAGATTTATCACGAGTACCTGAGAAACGTTGAAAAGTTTACCGGAATCATAGAAAATGAAGTTGTGACGGAGGAAGTGAAACCGTTTTACGTGTGCGAGGCGTGCAAGTCGACGAACGTGTTTGCAGAGTCGTCGTGCTTCCACGTGTGCGGCGACTGCGGCTACACACTGACGCTCCTCGGCGACGAACTCTCGTACAAGGACGAACAGGACATTGAAAAAGTTGTCAATTACTCATACAAGAGGGACAACCACTTTAACGAGTGGCTCCTACAGTTTCAGGCTCAGGAAACGACGAGCATACCGCAAGAGGTTATCGAGCAGCTCAGATCGGAATTCAAAAAGCAAAAGATTAAGAATATTTCAGATATAACACATGCAAAAGTTCGAGCTCTGCTCAAGAAACTGCGACTCAACAAGTACTATGAACACGTGCCCTACATCTCAAATATTCTCAACGGAATGCAGCCTCCTAAAATGTCACAGGCTCTGGAGGACCGACTGAGAATGATGTTTCGCGACATTCAGGAGCCCTTTAACAAGCACTGCCCCGAGTCGCGCAAAAACTTTTTGAGCTACTCGTACGTGCTGTACAAGTTTTGCGAACTCCTGGGAGAAGACGATTACCTCCCTTGTTTTCCCCTGCTAAAGTCAAAGGAGAAGCTGTATCAACAAGACGTTATATGGAGGATGATTTGCAAAGAACTTCAATGGGAATTCATATCAACAATCTAAGAATTGTTCTTGTCTGAACAAAAGTTGTCGCACAGCGGCGCATACGGCTTTTTCAAAAACCCTGGAAAAGTCATCATCATAACTATGATTGAAATGCAACACATTCCTAATATTAACACGAAAAGAGACATTTATATGTACTTAGAAAAATGTTTACCACATCACGTAATGGAAGGTCTCGTTCCTATTTTCGAAGCCATGAAGACCGGCGACAAGCACCGGGACTACTGCATAGACGACGCGATTTTTCACATAAAGAAGGCGTCGGAAGCGCTGACAGACGGTCTCAGGGACCCCGAAGCGTGGTACAACACGTCGCAAGTGGCTATGAAAGTCATAGCGAAAAGCATCCCGCTCATTATTGCCCTCCAAATTGTAGAATCTCTGGACGCTCCGAACAAGAACCCTGCGGAAAATTGACGAGGAGAGCATTCGTCAAACCGGTGAGCTTCATGTAATTCTTCGTCTGAGTCTTTGCAGACTCGTTCAGCTTTGCGAGCGCCTTGAGTTCTACTATGAACTCGTTGTCAACAATCAGGTCGACCCGAAGGTTTCCAATTGCGTGTCCCTCAAACACAATCGGAACTATTCGCTCAGTCTCGTACGGGATGCACTCTTTGCGGAGAAGCACCTCAAAGGCTCGGTGGTACACGCACTCGTTGTACCCCGGGCCCAGGTTCTCATATATCTTGTTCGCCATTCCTTCGAGGCGCTCTCCTGGTCCTGTAGACATTGAGCGTAGACTCGTCAATCTGCGGAACAACGCACGAGTACCGGTCGCTGATAACCTGCAGTGTGCTGTTCGTGTACTTGATAAGACTGGCGATGACATCCTTAATGTTTTCGAGAGTTATTTCTTTGTTTACAAACTGGCGGAGGAGGTCCGAGCCAGTCTGGACGAGCATAGTGAGGATGTTGTTAATGTCGCGAATCTTTTCGCGAGACTTTTCTCTCTTTTGGAGAGTGTTCTTGTACTCATTCTCGCTGATACTGTTTGATAGGTACATGATGCGGAGCTCGAGACTGTTTTCATAAGGAAGCCTCAGCGTCTCAACTTGTTCTACGTGGTACATGAGCTGACAAAAGTCAAAAACCGTCTTTGACTCGGGTTGTAGAGTCTGGTGGTGGCGGCCACGGACGTTGTGGTGTATGTTGCACGCGGTGTACAGCTCGTTGACGGTGGGGATGCCCCCGCACGGTATGTCGCCGGGGTTCCTGTGAGCAATTCCGCCGAGACGCTGAAACTCGTAAAAGTGCGGGTTGTGGATGACGCCTTTTTCAATCTGCAGCGTGTTCCAGTCAAACGCGGTGTGGCAGTCGGGGCACCACATCTGCGAGCACCCTGAAATCTTGAAAATCATCGTTCCGCAGTTGGGACACGGTTTCGTATCCTTCTTGAGCAACTTCATGGTTTCAATGTTTTCTGGCTTGCACTCGTGCGTGTCCCCCTTGATTTCGTTGCACTCGTGGCAAATCTTGTTGTCGCAGACCTCGCACTTCCACTGCGTCGAAAGAAACCCGCGGCACTCTTCGACGGGGCACTTGCGCACAAACTTTCGCTTCTCGGCTGGAACCGTTAGAACCGCTAGACTCTGACGCCTGACGTTTTCAATCTCGAGGTGGAGCGCGTACATCTCGCTCGACAGCTGGGTTATCCTTTCCGAGTGCTCGCTTATTCTTTTTTCACACTCCTTCCTGTGTGCCAGAATGACCTGGGCATCAGGGAGGAGACACTTTTCGCGCTCAAAGAGTATGTTTTCGCGGTGACTCTTCAATTGGTGATTTCTAAAATTTTTTGTGCATGCGAGGTCGACAAACTCGCGGTTCCACGCGTTCTTGCACTGCATGCAGTGCGGGTCCGTGGTGATTTCGGTAAGGTACTTTTGCACGCACTGCCTGCAACACTCGAGGTTGCAGTAATTACACTCGACCTTTACGCGGAGTCTTGAGCTGAACCTTTCGCAACATATCGAACAGTCTCTTGACGCCATTGTTTCTCTTCTTATTCTTACTAGAGTTTTTTCCCTTTACCTTCTTTTTCTGCGCCATCATACATCCACACGGCATTTACTATTTACCAACAAGTTTAATCAATATTCTCGCTCATAAAATTATTTCCTTTTCCTTTTCCTTTTCTTATAGTTTCTTTTTTTAAACCTGTTCCATTAAGCGGTTTCAGACCACCCGCGTTAAATACTGGTACACCTGTCACACCTGTACTGGATTGAGCTACTCCCCTTGATGGTTGACCAGGAACAAATGAAATATGTTTACTAGAACCACCTGCTCCAAAACTTTTACGTGTATATATACCTATTGAGGATGGTTTACCAGGTGCAGGTTTCGTATTATTAGCTCTGTGATTTACACGTTTATAATTCTTAAACTGTTTAATACGTGTGTTTGTTGGCTCGATTATAAGAAGTTCATACATATTTAACGGATTAGTGATTTCATGTAATCTTGATGCTATGTAATCCTGTCTATTTTGTTCTTGTTTTGATGAATATACTCGCGAAGGTACACTATGTTGATTCAAAACTCTATTCATTGCCTGTTCTTTAAGACCAGCATTACCAATTAAAAGAGCTTCAGTTATTAAGGGTGAAGTTCTTACGTTACCTGGATTAAGTTGTTTAATTTTACTAGATAATTCTTCTATTTTCTTTTTTTCCCGTACACTTCTAACAGCATTTTTACGAGCTTGTTCGTTTTTTACAAAAGCAAGTTGTTTTTCAAATTTTGCACTTGCATTTCGTGCCGCTTGTAGTTCTTTTTCAAGTCTATATTTGTTAGCTTGTCTCGTGTTATTGTTGGCAATTCGTCTCTGAATAGTGGCTTTTAACTCTTCTGCGTTTTTACGAACTCTTTCAACTTCTGCGTTCGAACTACTCTTTGCATTCTCAAATTTTTTCCTTAGAGCAGCTAAACTCGACTCTTTTTCTTCTGTAAGTTTCTTCATAGATGCTTCAAGTTCAACCTTGCTACTTATGGCTGCTTTTAATTCAGATTTCAAAGAGTTTCTTTCCGATGCATTCCCTTCTTTAGATTTCAAGTTACTGCGAAGACCATTAATCTCTCCCTGTAATCTGTTCTTTTCATTGGACAGGGCCTTCTCAGTATTCCCGTGTGCAGCTGTGGCTTTTTCAAGTTCCAGTTTTGCATTTTCAGCCTCTTTGACCATGGTTTTTAAATTTTCTCGTAGTTTGTTCGCATTTTCTCTTGCAGCAATTGCTATAGTATTCAAACCCCTCTGGAAATTATTTTTTTCGGCTTGTAGTGCTGCAATTATACCGTTCTTTTCACTATTTGAAATATTTCTAGCTTGTGCTCTTTTAATCTCGGCATTTTTATTAGCCACGGCTTTTTCAAGTTGAGCTTTTAATTCTGATTCTCTCGCTTCTGCATTTTTAAGTCTTTGATTTGCTCCTGCTTTATTATTTGCTTGAGCTGCTTGAGCCGCTGTAAGTTCAGCTTTCACTGAACTAATCGATAACTCACTCAATTCTTTTGCTTTTGTAAGTTCAGTTTTTAAACGGTTTACTTCATTCTTCGCAGCTGCCTTGTTTCTAGCAGATGCGTTTGCTGACTCTTTTTTAGCTGCTTCAAGTTCATTTTTAAGTTTTTGTATTTTGTTAAACTGTAAACCCCTTATGAATTTTCCAGCAACCTTAGAATTTCTAAGTGTTTTGTTCGCGGTTGCTACAGCAATTGCAAGTTCAGCTTTAATAGCATTTGCTTCATCTTTTGCTTTTTGTACTTTAGCCTCAGCCTTAGCCCTGTTTGCATTAGACGCAGTCTTGGCCTCTTCTTTAGCTGCTTCAAGTGCAGCTTTTGCGTTTGACGCCTGTTTTTCCAGAGATTCTATACGTTTGTTCTTGAGTTTTATATTAGAAACCAGCTTATTATGTACCTCATTCGGAGCCGCGTTTTTAGCTTTCTTATTAGAATTACTAGCGGTTAGTTTTTCTTTGAGTTCATTTAATTGTTCGACTGAAGGTTCAGCTGTAGTCTTGTTTACTTTGGCTAGTAGTGTATTTCGAGCTTTCGTTATAAGTATAAATCTATCTCTGTTTCCACCTTTGTTAGGATGATGTTTAAGTGCCAGATTACGAAAGGCTTTTTTTATATTTGCACTACTTGCACTATTTGAAACTCCTAGTATCCGACGAGATTCATTATTAGACATGTTTTCATTTGCGTTTCCACCTCTGTTACCTGTGTTTCCACGTGCGTTTGCAGGTGCGTTTGCAGGTGCGTTTGCAGGTGCGTTTGCAGGTGCGTTTGCAGGTGCGTTTGCAGGTGCGTTTGCAGGTGCACTTGTTTGTGTACCCGCATTTAGAGG